TAAGTTCTGTGTCTTCTCTATCTACAAATATAGATACTCTTTCCACGTCAGTAAACCCACAGCCTTGAGCATAGGCAGACAACTGCATACCATGTTCATCGTATACTAATTTAGCAGGGTCTTTACCGAATAGATTGTCTTTAGTTTTAAAGTCAACAAAGATACCAGACTTAGAATATAAATCTATCTTACCACCGTAACCCAAGTCAGCACAGAAGGAAGCTTCTGCTATCCATTCTTCGTCAGGGAAGTTATCGTTTAAATAGTTCTTAATGATACAGTAAGTTTCTGTTTCTTCTTCTCCTAAGAATCCTCGTTCAATCATGGCGTGAATCTTAGTACCTTTTTTTGCAGCCTCTTGACCAATCCTTTTAGAATCTATCTTACATCTGTAAGCAAATTCTTCTAGAGATTCCAACACATTTTTCTCTAGGGTAAGAGCAGAGTTAAGTGCTTGGTTTATTTTCCAATTCTCTAATGAAGGCTTGGCTATCATACCAAGAATGGTAGTGACAGAGGGTACTAGGTTATCTTTCTTAGCATCTCTAAGGGTAGTGTTTCTTTCCTTACCATTAGCACCTATGACTGTGTACATCGGGTCGCCCTCTTGGGTATACCAATGACCAGATTCGGATGTTGTTTTCTTAGCCGACAGTTTATTATATACTTCTTGTTTAGAAGTGTCAAGTGTTTTCTTTTTATTTGTCATATTATTTTCTATGTTTTACGAATTTAAGTTTGCGTGTATGAGGATTAAACATTAACAACTTCACTCCAGCTGTAACTTGTGCAGGAGTACGACTTGTACTCTTGGTAAAGTTATTGCCTTCTTGCTTATGCATCTGAGGTTGTCCAGTTTTAACATCTATCAAAGTGATTGCTCCTTTCGGGTCTCTTGTAATTAAATCTGCAAGACCTGTGCAACCACAGTTTTTGAATACTTCATAGCCGTTATCCCATAGCCAAGTTACTGCATAGAACTCAGCCATATCTCCTTTCCTACTATCACAATGATTAATGAGTCTCACTCCAATCTCTCCCTATTTTGTATTCACCATCCATAGGACAGCGAAGGTTAAAGTATTCACCTGCTTTTATTATACTCTCGACAGCTAATCTACCTGCAAAATCAGCTTGGCTTTCAACAACTTCTATCTGCCACTCATCATGTATGTTAGCTACAAATTTGTAGTCAACATTATTAAGTATGAATACACTGTCTAGTATCTGTAATGCTTTCTTCATAACAATAGCACCTGCACCCTGTAACAAAGTGTTAAGTGATGCGTGAGTGTTGCGTATGTAAAGCTTCCTACCATCTAATGCCTTGAGATATTTTTTTGATGCTGCTCTATTAACCCTGTCTCTAAGAGATTTAAATGCAGGATTATTATCGAAGAAATGTTCTCTAGCTCTTCGACCATCTGCCGTCTTTCCTTCAACCACCTTTCCAAGTTTCTCATCTCCTGCTCCGTACATGAGTGCATAAATGAATGTCTTTGCCTGATTTCTAGATTTAAGTCTTGCAGCATTTTGATTAGCTGTGTGAATGTCGCCATCTAATATCTCCTTAATATAATTTTCATCGTTCATGTAGTGTGCTAACATCCTTAACTCTAAGCCACTAGCATCTACACCTAGTAATACATTACCCTCTTCCACAATCCAACACGCTCTACATTCCTTACCATAAGGACTATGAGAGCTGGGAACTTGTGCCATGTTGGGGCTTCTGTGTGTCATCCTGCCGGTAATAGCACCGTTAGGTATAACAAAACCATGCACACGTCCATCCTCTGCGACTGCATTGACCCATGAATCAACTTGAGCAATACGTTTCTGTATCAATAAGAAGTCTGCAATAAGTTTAGCTTCGCGTATATGTTTAACCTCGGACAGAGTTTTCTCATCTACTATAGGCTGACCTGTAGGTGTAAACCTATCCGGCTTCCAACCAAAGTCAATGAGATATTCTCCAATCTGTTTACGACTACCTAAGTTGAAGTCAACTAACTGCTGACGCATGAAGGGTTCGTGATTACCTGTCAATTTAATCTGCTCAAATTCTGTGTCACTTAGTCCACGCTTAGATAACTCTCCGTCTTTTCTAATGTAAGGTGTCACTAACTTAGTGTCTACCCACTTAGGTGTGAAGGTGCTATGTACTTCGTCTTCAATGTTCTTAATCTTTTCTCTTAGCTCTGCTAAAAGTACCAGTCCGGATTTCATATCGAACTTGAAACCATTTGTTTCTTGTTGCTTAATTATCTTAGCGATAGATTGTTCTATCTCTATTGAGTCCTTGCCGAATCCTTTTGATTCATTACGCAATGCTTTGTACACTAATAGATTAACCTCTACATCTCTAACACAATACTCTAACATTGTAGATGAGTAGTTGACATAGTCTTCGAACTCAATCTTCGAGAGTCCTAATCTATACCCCCACTTTTCTAAGCTGTGACCACCATCTCTGGCAGGATTGAATAGTCTAGATAGTACAAGAGTATCTATAACTTCTTTACCACTTAGGTCAATCTTACCAAACTTTTCTACAAGAGGTATATCAAATCCTATAATGTTGTGACCTATAAGTCTGTCAGCTGTGAGTAAAAAGTCATAGCCCTCTTGAAGTTTATCAGGAGGGAATCTAAATATCTCTTCCGAGTCTGCATCCTGAGCCACGATACAATGTATCAGTGTCGCCTGAAGGTCATCAGTTTCTATATCAAATACTAAGTCCATAATTAAAACGCCTCGCTTAAAGAGTTATCAAACTCTATGTCTTCATCTGTAATTTCTGTCAGTCTACCTGTCTCACCATCGTACACCACACTCGCGGCAAGTCCTACATCACCTGTGTATCTTGACTTAAGTACACGAAGCTTTGTAGTCCTAGCCTCTTCGGGGTCGCTGGATTGTTGGTTACGCTCAAGAGCGATGACACAATCACTAAGCTGTCCAATACTATTTGAACCTCTTAGATGTGATAGAGATACTTCAATACCATTCTCATGTCCCTTGTTACCATCAACTCTACGCAAGTGAGAAACTAAAATGATTCCTGCACCTGTCTCTTCTACCAAACTTCTTAGTCTGGTCATGATAGTATCAATGGCTCGTCTCTCATCTCCATCATGAACTGCACTGACTAGCATATGTAAATGGTCAACGACCACCCATCTGCAATCACATCCAATAATCATGAAGCGAAGCTTGGTAAAGATATCATCAATATCATTCGTACCAAAGTGGGAATGTACCCATACTCTATTACGATTGTCGCCATCATACAACATATCAAACATTTTGTCAAGCTCTTCTTTAGAAAACTTCTCTCTTTCTTCATCAACATATAGTCTAGCGTTAGCTTCGATAGATAAGATACCATCAATGGTTCTTCTCCAATCTTCTTCTAATGCAATGATACCTACATTGTCTTTAGTATTCTTTATAAGATGATGCTCTAGTTCTCTAGTCACACTAGACTTACCAAGACCTGTACCACCTGTTAAAGTAATCAACTCACCTTGTCTCATACCATATAGCTTTTTGTTAAGTCCTTCGTAAGGGTAAGGAACACATGGTTTCTTCTCACGATTGTTGAACTTATCTCTCTGCTCCGTAACATTTATAACACCTGAAGGTGTGTAAACTTTAGAAGCCCACCAAGTTTCAACAAACTCTTTGTGTCTGTTAGACCTGAGCATATCGTTAGGGTCTTTGAAGCCGTTAGGTAGTGTAAGTATCTTAGCCTTTCCGGGTTTGAAAAGTCTAGCAACTTTAATCGCTGCCTCTTTACCTGCCTTGTCACTATCAAAAGCAATGATTACATTCTCAAACTCATCAAAGAACTCAAGGCTTTCCTTGATATCTTTAACTGCACCCTGTGCTCCACGCTTGATAGATACCACAGCCCACTTAGAACCTAGCAGTTCGTAAGCAGACATGGCATCACACTCGCCTTCGGTAATGGTAACATACTTACCACTCTTAAACAACTGCTGTCCGAACAAACCGGTTTCGTTATATGTACCAGAAAGATAGAAATCTTTATTGATTACATTACGAATCTTGGTAGCTGATAGCTCATGTCCATTGTAGTAGGGATAGAAATGCTTAACGATGTTACCTTGTAAATCGCTCATGCTCTTAACCCCGTACTTAGTAGCTGTCGCTTGGGATATCTGTCTATCCTTTAGAGCATTAAACTGCCCACCTTCTACCATGTCCGGTTGTTTAAATGTTGTTGTCGTTGTCTTTGCTGTTTGCATATCTTTTCCTCCACATGCTTTGTCATAACTAGGCATAAATTCACCACAACTGAAACACTTTGCTGAATCATCTTCGTTGATTCCTACAGCATCACTGCTATCGCAAAGTGGACAGGGTTGGTGCAACTTATCCCATGTTTTATTTTCCATGTTAGCCCTCAATATAAACTAAGACTCTTCCGAGTCTGTGTCTACAGCTACTACTTCTTCTTCTTCTTGTTCTACTATAGCTTCAGGACTTTCCCTTAGCACAGTTTCAAGATTGCTTTGATGTCCTTGTGAAGCATAGTTCAAAGCTTCAGTCAACACGTTCAATGTACCTATCTTACTGATAGATACGTTAGCACCTGCTCTCTTCTGGTCATCTTTAATCTTTGAAACATCATAGACTGCTTCACCATCATCATTCTTAATACTAATAATCATATTAAAATTCCTCGTTGTCTGAATCTTGTTCAGCATATTCTACTAAGGTGTCTACCTTGACAGCCATTAGTTCAGCAAAGCTACCATAAGCATTTGCATAAGGTTTTATTTTAACAGTAACTTCAGAGCCATTACCTACTGACACATCCATACTATTACCTTCTCCATCTACCAGCTTGGGTGCTACATTTGCACCACCATCATTCTTCGTAGCTCTCTTGCTAAAAGTAAATGCTGGTTCATCATACTTAGACTCACCTGTTCTAGACCTAACTTGATTCAGTCCTAAGCCTTCAAGCTTAGATGCTGTATCTTGGTCAGTCAGTACAGTTAAACCATATTTATGAGGTTCAAACCTCGTGTTAGGCGTTGTGATATTAGCCCACATTGCCTTCCCTTTTACATACTCATACATATATTTCTCCTTTAGGTTGTATTAAGTTTAACATCTTACCACAGTTAAGTCCTGTTGTCAAGTCTTTTCTGCTTTCTTCTTGCGTTGTTTCTATCCCTTGTAAATTGGATATCGGGTTGCAAGTCCTCCCAGATTTCATTCTTCCACGACTGTGTATCCTCTCGGGATAACTTAGTTACTATTTTTATATCTGATTTTTTGGGAATCCAAGTGTCCCAATACTGTTTGTCTTGGCAATCATTCTGCCACGACCATTCTATTTTGTCAAATGAAAATATCATATAGCCCTCCAGCGTATTAACTAGTGGGTACTTTAAAGTGATACCCAGCACTCGAACATTATCTTTTATAGACACCGAACGACTGTCTTTCGCTGTGATTCGTTATTGGTTATGGTGGTTTAAAGTCCCATCAAAACCCCCCGTCAACTAGGAAAAGTCAGACTGCATTTATTGGTTATAGCTGTTTTAAGTCGGCTAAACCCCCACGCAATGTGGAAAATTCAGACTGTGTTCAAGGTGCTTTCCTCCAAGAACATGACTACGCTACCTAGCAGTCCGTAAGCCTAGTGATACAGTGAGGGTAGCTTTACCCTTACCAACTCTAGGATTTAATCGTATACTATAGGTTGAGGAAGTATAGTTGAGGGCTACCCCATAGTAAACAAAAATCTATTATAACACAGTTATTAAACCATGTCAACTAATATCTTCTCCAAAAATAACTTATCTTTATTAAGTAACCTAACATCAAACATGTCACCAACACTAAAGATAGTTTCAAACGCTATACTATCTACGTTCTCTGTATTGTATTGAACTATGTAGTTAGCGAACAACCTATATTCCTCTGTTGTTAGTAGCTTATAACCCTCCATCTCTGGTCAACCTCCTTTGATTAACATATCCCTTTACTAAATCTTTAATGTTCTTATCTCTCCAAACTTTAAAAGTAAATTGTAAATCATTATATCTTAATGCTTCATCACAATAACTTCCATACTCTCTCATAATATACATATCTATTCTTCTTAATTTTTTCATATATTCTTTTTCTTAATCCTCAATAAGTTTGATAACGATTGTATCATATAATTATTACAATCATGTTACAGTTGTGTGACAATCGTGTGACAAATTGTTACAATCTTGTTACATTATATATTCTTGTATAGTTTTATAAAGTAATATAAAATATATATATATTTAATTATTAGTTTTATTAATAGTTTAAATTGTAATAGATTGTAGCATATAAAACTACAAAAGTAAAGACAAAAGTAAAAGTATATTTTACCACTCTTTTGTAAGCCTGTATAAGGGTGGGGTTAGTCTTCACTAGTACCCTTGCATACCTCAGACTGTTTGCTATCAGTAGGGTTAGTCTCATGCTCCTGTAGGTATTGTTTAAATACAAAGTACCAGTACTCTAGCACTTTAACTCTTCCCTCCATCTAATAATTTAAGCATAGGCTTTTTCACCTCTCTATGATAGTTAACTTTACTGTCCTCACCATACTCTGTGTATTGATAGGTTGTCCGAACTCCCTCATCAGTTCCGGTATCTCCTTCCTTACCTATATCTACAAGACACATTGCATTTAATATGTCTTCTTCTTCTAAGAGTTTGTCTGAAAGTATCTCGAAATGTCTTATGTCTACTGACTCCTCTGTAATTTTGTACTTATACTTCACCTTACACCTCCTATATTAAACACTAGGCTCTCCTTGTTCTGTTAGTTGTAAAATTATATCATCTATTTTATTTTTCATCTGAGTTCTTAAACCTAAAGATACTCTAGGCTTTAACTTTTTAAGATAGTCTAGTAGCTTCTTAGCTTCTAAAGTTTGTAAAGTTATTTCAGTTCCAAAGCTCGTGTTCATTTCTATAGTCTCTACATTGACACCATAAGCACAAGCAATTGGAGTTCCTTCATCTCTAAAAACATTTTCAAATATTAAACATGCTAAAGTCTTTCTTCCTAGATGTAACTTAATCATCT